GTCACGGTCACACTTTTCTCCTCTTTAGCATATGGGTCAATGCTAACTCCTTGACTCTCCATTTGAGGGATTGCCTTACACTCATGCCAGTCGTCGGCGACTGGGGTGATGAAAAAGGACAACCCGTCGCTGGTGAATGGTGCGTAAGAGTAAGGGGGGTGTTCCGGGATAGGCGTTGGCACCACGGTGAGGGGCATGAACTCTGCCGTCATCGCAAGCGCAAAGTCTGGAATGGCAATTGTCCCAGATTGCAATCCCAACTTCACAAGGACTGAATCTTTGGCCAAAACAGTGGGATCGACTGAGAAGTCATTCGCCACAGCATAAGCCTTACCGGAAGGGTCTGTGAACTCAATAAGTCCTGTGGGGTTCGCTGTGGCGGCAAAGCCTCTCAACTCACTTTTCTCGTTGTAAATCTCGTTAATCACAATGCGAAAGGGTGAAACTCCAATGATAGCACTTTTCGACAAATCAGTGAGATACGTCAAAGTGCCAAAAGTGTAGGAGCGATTCTGGCCAGGGGAAATCTGAACACCAACAGCTCTCAACTCTTCATCGGTGAGGTAGCTGCTAGCAAAATCGAGTTGGGTTGCTTCGTGGTAAACAGTCCCTGTGAGTGGAGTTGTAACCACCGGCCCTGGCACATAACTGAGGACGTTGGGTGTCCTAAGCAATGTGGAAAGGGGCCATGGCATGGTAGACCCTCCAAGAACTCCAGCGTTTTCCAACCTGACAAATTGGGGAACGAGGGCTGCATTTCCATCAACATGATTGAAGACGGAACCAACAACAGTGAGGAGTGGCACCCTGTACAAATCCCAAGTCGAATGGAATCAGAGCCTGAAACCAGCATTTGTCCATCGAAAACAGAGTTAGCTGCAGGCGGGTCCACGAAGCTCCTTGCAGACAAGGTAGCAGTGGCGTAGAACTCCCCTGTGGCAAACGGGGTGTTCGGAGGGAAATGTGGCAACAAGGAGAAATTGTACTCTGTGGTATAAGGCACAATAGCATTCATAAACCCTGTCCCAAGTCCTCGGACAGCAGCCGGAAAGTAACCATTGGAGGGTATCCTTTGGTAATTCCCCGACTCATACACAGGGAACAAGGGGTTAAGGTGGGTTTGGGAGTTCTCGTTGCTAGAAACCAGTGTTAAACGGGTTCCGGGAGTGAAAATGTCGATCTTAATTCCTCCAGCCCAAACGCGATACAACTCGGAGAAGTAAGCGAGGTAGCCTCTGTTGGTGGTGATAAGCTCGACATTCGTGACCCCTTGCGCCAGGATTCTCTCAGTAACAGTGGTTATGAGAGGGCCAGGGCGCTTGCAAAGGTCCGTAATGAGGAAGGTCTTTCGGGGGGCCGGACCCTTATGGCCTGAAGTGATCCCAATCTCATTGACCGGGCCTGGTGTTTCAAGGCTCAGAAGTTGAGTCACCTCGGTATCAACATCCATCTGGGGAATGCCAATTTCTGAAGGAACTTCTTCATGGGGGCGGCCAACGAGATGACTCTTGGCGGCAAGGGCATAAATCTCTGCGTGATCCTCATCTGTGTAATCGAGGTGGCCAGCATTCATATCTGCCTCAGGGCGCATCTTATCAATGCAATCATCCCATGTCCAGGTGTTGAGGACGATTCCGACAGTAAGACAGGCATCGACAACTTGCTTCTTGAAGTCTTCGAAACCTTGCTTCCCGTAGGAGGGGAACGTTCGACGAACAGTGTCATTGCAACAAACAATGAAACTCTCAAGTTTGTCCAAGCCAGGCTTGTAAAAGGTGAGAGGTTTGAGCAAACTTTTCTCATTTGGCTTGGACCAGTAGATACGCCCGGGTGCAAAATCAAAAGTTGCCTTGACTGTTGTGTTACCGATGAAAGTAAGGTCGCAGAGTGGTTTGAGCTTGTCTGAACAAGGTGCAAGCTTGTTGTCGGCAGGCGTGATCTTGATTCCGCACTTAGCCATTTGGCGGTGGTGGCTGAGCTGATTGAACCAAGCCGTGTTCGGAGTGTTGACAACAGCAACATCGTCGCCGTAAAGCAAAGCACCGACAGAAGCTTTGTAAAGGCGTTTGTACTCTTTGACTTGCTCCTTGGTGATCATCTTAAGAACAATTCCGAAGTGTTCGCAATACGACATCAGAAAAGAGTACTTCAACAACGTGTCTGACAGATCAGTGTTAAACATGGTTGTGAGGTACCCTCCTGAAGGGAGCATGCCAGGGTTGAGGTAGAAGAAACACATGGCACGGAACTGGCCTTGGTTCATTCCGCGACACAAGTTTCTTCGAATGAAATTCCCAATTTGGATGTCCTCAAGGTCGCAACTGTGAGTCTCATACCAAAAGTTGATTTTCTCAGAAAAGGCCGTGAACATCTGGGAGTTTCCGATGGTCTCGAAACCCTCGTAATCTCCATCCCATCCTTCTTCGTTGAATCCGAACATCTTAGAGATGCAAGCATTCCATTCAGAGCTGTGGGGGTTGATTCCAACTTGGGAGTGGAACTTTCCGTGTGAGGTGATGAAAGCGTCAACGGCTGATCCGAAAAATCTGCGTTGGAACATCGTGTCCTTGACAGGGCATGTCCAAATCGGCCTGCTTTTGAAGGCATCATTCTTTGCCTTGGTGAGGATCTCCTGCTTGAGGTTGATGTCCCACATGGAGTCAGGGATGCAGCATCCTTGTTCAGGTTCTGCTTCCCAGAGGGTTTCTTCCCAACGCTCCATAAGCTTTCGGCCATGGGAGGTGGAGACATCGATGTCCCAAAGCTGTGTCAATTCGTCCTTAACAAAGAAATTCTTCTTGGCTGAAGCAGGAAATGTTTGGGCACACAACAAACCAGCACTGGTAGACATATCGAGTTGATTGAAGTGTGGCATTCCATCGACTCCGTTGATGCACTCGAGTCTGTCATAGAGTCGGGGTGCCATGTTCGGAACCATATTGGCATAGACATCTTCTTTCTGAAATTCCACAACAATATCGAGAGCAAATTGATCGAACACAATTTCATTCCCTACTGTCTTCTTAGGAGTGCGCAAGCACATCGAATGAACAGAGTGAGGGGTGTCAACGATACGTTTATCGAGGTCTGATGAGATGCAGGGAGCGTAATTGCTCAAGATGGGTTCAAGAAATGGGGCCCCTGAGATGGGGGTTTCCTCGTAATTCGAAAACTTAGTCTTGAAACAACCGCGCTTGGCTGAAACAACATCAAAACCTGTGCATTGCAACCCTTCGGCATCAGGGTCTAGTTTGGTCTCGTCGCGCAAGACGTAATCAAGACCCAAAGTGCACATCTGGGGGTCGGCTTTGGCGGCCATAACACCAAGGCATTGGCGTATGTAGTCCTGGGATGTGTACAAACCGCATGAAGCTGAGCGATTCTGTAGCACAGAGGTGTGTATCGAAGAAATGGACCATTTCCCTTTGATGAGAACGACAGTTGGCAAACCACAATCTCCTTGTGTTGTCACGGGGTCGTAGTTCATCCGTTCCTCAACAAAGAAATTGGCTCCGTTGGCTTCATAGGACAAAGTGGCCATGGCGCGAGAAACGCTCAAATCAATGAATTCAGCTGGTTTGAGAAGGCAGCCTCGAACGGGGTTGATAGGCACATCTTCGAAATCCATATCGATGAAACTTGTGAGAATGTTGCGATACAATCTATTCCCTTTGGTGGGAGCAACTGCATAGTAACAATCATCAGCAATGAGGCCAGCTTCAGTTGTCTCATAGTACAGACTTTCTGGCACAAAGGCGTGTGTTGTTTTCACGTTCTGGGAATCAGTCAAGTGAAACAAGGTACCTTCTGGCAAGGACTGGCCTTTATTGAAAAAGAAATGGGTCGTTGTGGTGAAAACGGATCCATTGATGAACAAAGCATGTTGGCGACCACCATCTCTTTCAATAGAGACGATGTTGCGTGCGATAGCAAGTCTGCCGTCAGCAGCATTGTCCATCTCAG